CAAACAATTTCACTTTCAGGTGGTACTTTAAATATTGAAGCAACCGAAGGTCAAATTCAAAATGCATTTGCTCCATTTGCTAATACAGACTTATATGATATTTCATTAGTATTAGCTGGTAGAGCACCACATGAAACTGCGGATTACCTAATTAGTAATATTGCTGAAGTGAGAAAAGACTGTGTAGTCTTCTTATCACCGATCAATATAACTTCAGGTGATATTATTATTGGTAATGGTTCTGATGCAGTTAATCAATTAGTTGCATATAGAAACGAATTACCATCATCTTCATACGCTGTTATGGATTCTGGTTATAAGTATCAATATGATAGATATAATGATACATACCGTTGGGTTCCATTAAATGGTGATGTTGCTGGTTTATGTGCTAGAACAGATTATACAAACGATGCATGGTGGTCACCAGGTGGTTTAAACCGCGGTCAAATTAAGAACGTAGTTAAACTTGCTGTTAACCCAGGCAAAACTGAAAGAGATAACATGTATAAAAGTGGTATCAACCCAGTGGTTACATTCCCTGGCGAAGGTACAGTTCTCTTCGGTGATAAAACATTGCTTGCTAAACCAAGTGCATTTGATAGAATTAACGTTCGTAGATTGTTCATCGTTCTTGAAAAAGCTATTGCAATTGCTGCTCGCTATCAGTTATTTGAATTTAACGATTCATTTACAAGAGCACAGTTCAAGAACTTAGTTGAACCATTCTTACGAGATGTACAAGGTCGAAGAGGTATTGTAGACTATCGTGTTAAATGTGATGATACAAACAATACTGGTGAAGTTATCGATCGTAACGAGTTTGTTGCCGATATCTTTATTAAACCTAATCGCTCAATTAACTTCATCTCACTCAACTTCATTGCAGCACGTAGTGAAGTAAGTTTTGAAGAAATTGGTGCGTAGTATATAAATAATAAAGAATAACAAAGGAAATCAAAAATGGCAAATTTAAGTGATTTTAAAGCTCAGATGATTGGTGGTGGCGCTCGTGCCAATCAGTTCCGAGTGGATCTGTCTTTTCCTAACTTTGTTACTGCCGGTACTTTGGTTGGATTAAATGCGCAGTTCATGTGTAAAGCTGCGCAATTACCACAATCAACTATAGACAATACACCTGTATTCTATAGAGGCCGTCAAGTTAACTTTGCTGGTGAAAGAACATTTGCACCTTGGACTGTGTCTGTGTATAATGATACCACATTCTCTGTACGTAATGCTTTAGAGCGTTGGTCAGATGGTATTATGAACCACAGCCAAACTGATGGTAGAACAAATCCTGGTGACTATCAAGTTGACTTATTAGTAACTCAATTAGATAGAAACGGAGCTGCAATTAAATCTTATACGTTTAGAGATGCATACCCAACAGTAATCTCACCGATTCAGTTGGACTATGAAACAAATAACGTAATCGAAATGTTTGATGTTGAATGGACATACAACTACTGGACATCTAATACAACTGAAGGTTCTGACTTCGGTATTAATGTAAGTGTGGATACACCGATCGGTACATTCCCACTACCTTTCTAAGTAGTGTTTTTATTATAAAAGGTATATTATGGATATATTCGGATTTGAGATAAAGAGGAAAAAAGATCAGCAACCTAAAGGGGCCGTAGTAGCCCCTGCGGTTGATGATGGCTCAACCCTCATAGCATCTAATACGGCTGCCTATTATGGCGCAACATTAGATCTTGAAGGTACCATTAAGACTGAGAATGACCTCATACGAAGATATAGACAGGTTGCTCAATATTCTGATTGCGATAGTGCAATCGAAGATATTGTCAATGAAGCTATTACTGCAAACAGTGATGAATCACCTATCGATATCGTACTAGATGATGTAGAATTATCTGAAGGTATTAAGAATAAAATACGTGATGAGTTTGAAAATGTATTGAAACTCTATCACTTTGGCGCTAAAGGCCATGACATGTTTAGATCTTGGTATGTAGATGGAAGACTCTACTATCATGTATTACTAGACAATAACAATCCTAAGAAAGGGATTGCAGAAGTAAGATATATTGATCCTCGTAAAATACGTAAGATCAAGAACGTACATAAGAAAAAGAATGATAAAGGTGTAGAAGTCGTAGTAAAAGTAGAAGAATACTATGTTTACCACGATAAAGGAATCAATGAGAATACATCACAAGGTGTTAAACTTAGTTTAGATTCTGTTGTATATGCACCATCTGGTTTGATAGACGCTAACACAACAATGATGTTAGGTCACTTACATAAAGCGATTAAACCAGTTAACCAGTTAAAAATGATCGAAGATGCATTAGTCATCTATCGAGTTTCAAGAGCACCGGAAAGACGAGTGTTCTATGTTGACGTTGGTAACCTACCTAAGATGAAGGCAGAACAATACGTTAACGATATTATGAACAAGTTTAGAAACAAAATTGTTTATGATGCAACAACCGGCGAAATACGAGATGATAAGAAACATCTCAGCATGATGGAAGATTTCTGGATGCCACGTAGAGAAGGTGGTAAAGGTACAGAAATTACAACATTACCTGGTGGCCAAGGTTTAGGAGATATTGCTGATATTAATTATTTCCAAACTAAGTTGTATCAAGCATTAAATGTACCAGTTTCAAGACTTCAACCACAACAAGGTTTTAGTCTAGGTCGTTCAAGTGAAATTACTCGAGATGAGATTAAATTCAATAAGTTTATTGAACGATTAAGAAAAAGATTCTCAATGGTATTTTCTGAAACATTAAAGTTACAGTTAATACTTAAAGGTATTATCAACCTTGATGATTGGAATAGTATTGTACAAGATGTACGATTTGACTATCAAGAAGATAATAATTTTGCTGAATTAAGAGATACTGACATTATGATGAATCGATTAAATGTATTACAAACAATCGATCAATATGTTGGTAAGTATTATTCACAAGAATATGTAAGAAGATTTATACTAAAACAATCTGAAGATGAAATTAAAGACATCGACAATCAGATTGATGGTGAGAGAGATAGTATGTTAGGTGATGCAGAGTTCCAAGCAAGGCACGATGCAGTTAGAAGAGGCGAAAATCCTGACCAGGAAGAGCAGCCCAATGAACGTGAAGGAGAAGAACAATGAGCGGTGTAAATGATATTATAGATGCAATTCAAAGCGGTGATTCAGTAGCTATTGATAACGCATTTAATAAAGAAATGTCAGCAAGAGTTTCAGAACGATTAGATACTATGAGACAAGATGTTGCACAAAATATGTTTAAATCAGCTGAATCAGTAGACTTAGATACTGATGTAGAAGCTGAAGACACGAATGCAGATTTAGAAGCAGCACCTATGGAAGATGCTGTAGAAGCACAAGACGAATTAGATATAGAGGTTCAGGATACAGCAGATACTCCAATAGAAGAACCTGCTCCTGATGTAGAAACTGAAGAACAGGAAGTTTAATGTACTTTAATCAGTTCAGAAAAAAGTTATCAGGCGAGAAGATAACTGAACAGCTTCGATGCTATGATCATCTTATACAAAAGGATGAAGATGGCACTGTGTTTATTGGTACTGTAAAAACAAAGTTTACTGAGTTAGAAGAAGCAAGAAACTATATTAAGCAACAATACGAAACAGTAAAACTAGAAGAGCAAGTTAAAACAGAAATATACGAAGAACTATCTGAAAATAAGATTGCAGATATTATACAAAAATATTATGATGTTAAAGTTACAGATACATTAATAGAATCATATATCGATCTCGCTTCTTCTAAACTTTTTACATTAGATCCTGCAGTCGAAGATATAAGAAAACTCAATAAGTTAGACACACTTGTTGAAGGCAAAATAGATTACAGACTTGAAGATAATAGTGTTATTGCTATTAGTCAACATACAAATGAAAAATTAAAAGATTTATTTCAAGCTCATACAGATGTTGTTGAGCATATGAGACAAACAAAAGAAAATTTTATAAAAGTTTTAAAAGATATCGGAGAATAATAAATGGCAATTACACCTCAAGTATTAAAGTTAAATGATACTGAAGCCGTTGTAAAAGTTTATGGAACAAATGATGCTGGTACTATTGATTTATCAGCACTTATTCCTTCTACACAAGCTTTAGATGGTTCTACTCAAACAGTAAACATTAATAAGATTGAATGGGCAGGAACAGCCGCTTCAACAGTAACCATTGCTAGAGGTTCTGCTGGAGTTGTTACAGTTGATTCAACTGGTAGTGATAGTTTAGAATTTGGTGCAGGTTATTCAGATACCACAGGAAATACTGATGATATTTTGGTTACTGTAACTGGTACCGTAGCGGTATATTTAACACTACGAAAAGTTAGTGGTTATGCTAACAAGGTAGAAACAGCACAGTTTAGTATCTATGACGATGTTACAGCTGTAGGGAGCTAAGTAAATGAAACTAATTAAAGAACATACCGAAGAAGTTAGATATCTAGTTGAAGAAAAACTAGGTAAAGGTAAAGAATATTTTATTGAGGGTATATTCCTTCAATCAAATTTAAAGAATCGTAACGGACGAGTTTATCCAACAGAAATTTTGGATAAAGAAATCAAACGCTACAATGAAGAATACGTGACTAAAAACCGCGCATTCGGTGAGTTAGGACATCCTGATTCTCCAACAATTAATTTAGATCGTGTATCACACATGATTAAAGAGCTTAAACGAGATGGTGATAACTTTATCGGAAAAGCTAAAATCATGGATACACCTTATGGAAAAATTGTTAAGAGTCTTATCGATGAAGGTGCAACACTTGGTGTTTCATCTAGAGGTATGGGATCATTAACTCAAAAAGGTGGTGTTTCAATGGTTCAAGACGATTTTACTTTAGCAACAGCTGCTGATATAGTTGCTGATCCATCTGCACCTAATGCGTTTGTAGAAGGTGTAATGGAGTCTAAAGAATGGGTCATGGTCGATGGAAAATTTGTGGAAAGAGATTTGCTAGAGGCCCAGCGTATTATTCGTAAAACTTCTAGTAAGAATCTTAATGAGGCGAAACTCAAATTATTTGCAGATTTCCTCAACAAAATTAAGTAAATTATAAATAATATTAATATCTTATAAAGATAATTAAATTTTAGGAGATTAACATGTCTATCGAACAAAAGATTGCTGAAATCTTAGCGGAGTCTAAATTAGACGAAACTGAAATTGAAGCGGCTGAAGACATCCTAGAGGATCAAGCAGAAGACGTTGTTGCTGAAGAAGTCGAAGAAGTGAATGAGGAAGAACTCAAAGCTTCTAAGAAAGAAGATGAAGCAAACAACAAGAAAAATGCTGTAGATAAAAACCCTCAAGGTGATAAAGCTAAAGCAGTTAAAGAAGAAAAAGATTGTGATGATGACGATGACGACGAAGATGATGAAGACGAAGTCAAAGTTAAAAAAGAATCATATAAGAAAATGAAGAAAGAAGCTTCTTGTAAAGAAGAAGTTGAAGCTGAAGACGAAATGATTGTTGACGTTAAAGAAGACGTTGCTGCATTAGTTAACGGTGAAGATCTTTCTGAAGAATTTAAAGCTAAAGCATCAACAATTTTTGAAGCAGCTATTGTTTCAAGAGTTAAGCAAGAAGTTGCTAAGCTTGAAGAAGAATTTGAAGCTAAGCTTGAAGAAGCTGTAGCCGAAAGTAAAGAGGGATTAGTTGAAAAAGTTGATGGATACCTCAACTACGTAGTTGAGCAGTGGATTACACAGAATGAAATAGCCCTTGAACATGGTATGAAGTCTGAAATTCTTGAAGGCTTTGTTGGAGGTCTTAAAGGCCTATTCGAAGAGCACTATATCGATATTCCAGAGGAAAAATTTGATGTGTTAGGTGCTTTAGAAGAAGAAACAGCAGAATTAAAAGCTAAATTAGACGAACAAGTTGCAGCTAACGTTGAACTTAACAAAGTTATCAATGAAAGCAAACGTGACGAAATCGTTAAAGCAGCATCTGCAAATATGACTGAAACAGAAAAAGAAAAATTCTTAGGCTTAGCTGAAGAATTAGCTTTTGAAGATTCAGAAACTTTCGAGAAGAAAGTACAGACTATCCGTGAAAATTATTTCAACGGTAAAACATCAACAAACGTTGAAAGCGTTGTAACAGATTCACCAGTTGAAGAATTAACTGAAGATGCAAAACCAGTTGATCCTCAAATGGCACGTTACTTAAACGCTATCAAAAATAAACAAACTTATTAATAAGGAAAAATAAAATGGCTAATCGTCAAGATTTAATGAAAAAATGGCAGCCAATCCTTGAAGCGGAAGGTTTAGATCCAATTAAAGACCAACACCGTAAAGAGGTTACTGCTGTTCTCTTGGAAAACCAAGAAATTGAAATGCAAAAACAAGCTGGCATTCTAAACGAAGCTGTTCCAACTAACTCAGGTGGTGCAGGTTTAGCTTTAGGTCACGCTGGTGCTACAACTGATAACGTTGCTGGTTTAGATCCAGTACTTATCTCTTTAGTACGTCGTGCTATGCCACAAATGATTGCATATGATATCGCTGGTGTTCAACCAATGACACAACCTACAGGCCTTATCTTTGCAATGAAATCACGTTACACAAACCAAGCTGGTGATGAAGCTTTATTTAATGAAGCTCAAACAGATCACGCTGGTGCAGCATCTCCTGCACACGCTGGTGCTAACCCAGTTGATGGTACTTACACAACAGGTACTGGTATGTCAACAGCAGCTGCTGAAGCTTTAGGCGACGGTTCAGGTCCTGACTTCGGTGAAATGGCTTTCTCAATCGAAAGAACATCAGTTACAGCTAAGACACGTGCTCTTAAAGCTGAATACTCAATCGAATTAGCTCAAGATCTTAAATCAGTTCATGGTCTTGACGCTGAAGGTGAGTTATCTAACATTCTTTCAAACGAAATCCTTGCTGAAATCAACCGTGAAGTTGTTAGAACTGTTTACACAACAGCTAAACCTGGTGCTCAAGTTGGTACAGCTACTCAAGGTACATTCGACTTAGACGTTGACTCAAACGGTCGTTGGTCAGTTGAAAAATTCAAAGGCTTATTGTTCCAAATCGAACGTGAAGCTAATGCGATTGCTCAACAAACCAGACGTGGTCGTGGTAACTTCATCCTTTGCTCATCAGATGTTGCATCTGCTTTAGCAATGGCTGGCGTACTTGACTATGCTCCTGCATTAAACACAAACTTAAATGTTGATGAAGCTTCTACAACATTTGCTGGTGTATTAAATGGTAAATATAAAGTTTATGTTGATCCATATTCAGCAAACCAAGGTGCTTCACAATTCTTTACAGTTGGCTACAAAGGTACTTCAGCATTTGATGCTGGTTTATTCTACTGCCCATACGTACCATTACAATTAGTACGTGCAGTTGATCCAGGTACATTCCAACCAAAAATTGGCTTCAAGACACGTTATGGTTTAGTATCTAACCCATTCGTACATCTTGATGGTTCTGGTGACCTACAAGCTAACGAAAACTACTACTACAGAAGAGTTAAAGTTACAAACTTAATGTAATTTTAATATCCTTTAGGATAGTTTTAAGAGAGGGCTTCTTCGGAAGCCCTTTTCTTTTATATAAATAATAATAATAGATTATATAACTAAGGATAATAGAATGGCACAGTGTCCAGTTCCAGAGAATATAAACCCATTAAGTCCTGTTGGATTTAGATTAGATATTGAAAAGTTACCAACTGTAAGTTATTTCTGTCAAGAAGCAACATTACCAGATGTAACTATTAATTCTATTCCTGTTGCTACACCATTAGCACAGATTCAAATACCTGATACCATACTACAATATGGTGATTTAATAGTTAACTTTCTTATTGATGAGAATATGGATAACTATAAAGCACTATATGATTGGTTAAAAGGATTAGGTTTCCCAACTGACCATGATGAATATTCTGATTTTATTGCTCAAGATCAGCAACCAAATAAAATGGAATTGAGTAAGAACTATTCTGATGCTTCATTATCTATCTTATCAAGTAATAATCAAGTTGTAAAAACCTTAAGATTTGTTGATATGTTTCCGATATCATTAGCTTCATTACAATTTGGTTCAAACTTATCCGATGTTAATTACCTTCAAGGTAATGCTATATTTAGATACACATACTACGAATTTTCTGAATAAAATAGTGTACTTTAATTAGTACTTGTGATATAATATAATTTTAAATAGTGTGAGAATATTATGAATTTACAAGAAATACAAGAAGAATGGGAAAAGGATTGTCAGATTGATGATAATCATTTAGGTGAAGCTTCAACATATACACCAAACCTACACGCCAAATATCTTAAAATTTTAATTAATGCAAAGTTAAAATTAACCAAGATTCAAGCAGACTACAATATCCTACGTAAGAATAAATTTAAGTATTATCGCGGTGAATTATCTCGAGAAGAATTATCATCTCTTGGTTGGGAACCATGGCAGTATAATAAACCATTAAAGAATGAGATGGATGAATTCTTACAAGGCGATAAAGATCTTATTGAAGTCAACCAACGAATAGAATATCTTAATGTTATGTTATACACATTAGAATCTATCATGTCTCAAATAAAAGCAAGGGATTGGCAGCTTAAAAACCATATTTCATGGAAACAATTCCTATCTGGAATGTAATGCTACTTAAAATAGAAAAAATATCTGAAGTTCATTTAAGAATATTTTCTGATCCTAATTGCGAACAGGAATTAGAAAGATTTTTTACTTACGAAGTACCTGGTGCTCGCTTTACTCCAAAGTTTAAAGCAAGACTATGGGATGGTAAAGTAAGATTATATTCTTTAATACGTAAAACTTTATATGTTGGTCTATACAAATATGTTTTAGAGTTTGCAAGAAGAGCAAACTATCAAGTTGAGTATATACCTAACGATGATTTTCCACAACCAATAGAATCTAACTCTCACACTATAGATGATATTGATGAATGGATTAAGTCGTTGGGTATGTACGCTAGAGGTAATCCTGTCGATGCAAGAGATTATCAAGTTGAAGCTGTTACAGCTGCACTTAATTTAAATCGAACAATATTATTATCGCCAACTGCTTCAGGTAAATCGTTTATGATCTATTGTCTATTAAGATGGCATTTAGAAGAAGATCGTAAAGTTATGATTGTCGTACCAACAACCTCTCTTGTTGAGCAAATGTATTCAGATTTTAAAGATTATTCAAGCAATAATGGATTTGATGTATCAGAAAATTGTCAAAGACTATATAGTGGCTTCTCAAGAAACTTTATATCAAATGTGCTTATTACAACATGGCAATCGATCTATAAACAACCAAGAGGTTGGTTTGAAAACTTTGATGTAGTTATAGGCGACGAAGCACACCAATTTAAAGCGACTTCTCTAATTAATATTATGGAGAAGATGCAACATGTTAAATATCGTATTGGCACGACCGGTACTATTGATGGAAAGAAAATAAATCAATTAACACTTGAAGGTTTATTCGGTCCAGTTCATAAAGTGATTACAACAAAAGAACTCATGGATGCTGGTAAAGTTGTGAATATTGATATTAATTGTCTATTCTTAAAATACAATGGTGAGATAAGAAAAGTTGCAAAAGATCTAGACTATCAGAAAGAAATGGATTTTCTAGTTACACATTATCCAAGAAATAAATTTATAAGAAACCTTGCACTTAATTGTAAAGGGAATACATTAGTCCTATTTCAATATGTAGAAAAACATGGTAAAGTTCTTTATGATATGATTAAAGAAAAGTCAGATAAACATGAAGTTCATATTGTACATGGCGGTGTTAAGACTATGGACCGTGAAGATATTCGGCATAAGACTGAGGAAGGTAGCAATACAATTATTGTTGCCTCTTATGCTACTTTTTCAACAGGTATAAATATTCCTAGTATTGAAAACATTATCTTTGCTTCTCCAACTAAATCGAAGATAAGAAACTTACAATCAATTGGTCGTGGATTACGATTAAAAGAAGGTAAAAATAAATTAACATTATATGATATCGCTGATGATCTACAATATAAATCAAGAAAGAACCATACTATGAATCACTTTATTGAACGCGTTAAAATCTATTCAGAAGAAAAATTCGACTATAAGATACACGAGATTGACTTATGATCAAAGGAACTTACGCAGTACTTAAATTAATATCAGGCGAAGAAGTTATTGGCGGCGTGATTGAAGAAACCGATTATAATATTACTTTAATGTTGCCAATGATTTTAAGACACCTACCAAAAATATCCCCGATGAATGGCATGCCTGTTGAATCCTTATTCTTTAGTCCAATGTGTCAAATGGCAGAAGATGATACTTTTGTTATTAGCAAAGATCAAACATTCTTTATTAAAGAAATGGATCCAGTTTACATACCTCAATATGAAGATGCTATTGATAAATTTCTCGGTGAGCTCGAAGGTCCGGACCCCCAGACGGGAGATGAATTACAAAAGTTAGTAGATAAGATTAATGATTTAACAGGAAGTGATTTAGAAACGAAAGTAACGATAGATGATGAATTAGATTACTTAGATAATATGAGTAATGATGATAAAAAATTACTTCACTAGATAGACCCAGTACAGATATAATAACATAACACGGATTTATTGTACAATTATTTTTTACAGTAAATAATTTCCAATTTAATTGAATTTAGTATATAATTTTATTATGAAAAATGAAAAAACAACCAAACCACATTACGTAAATAACGCAGAATTTTTGCAAGCAATCATTGATTATAAAAGAGCTTGCGCAGAAGCAGAAGATTCTGGTGATGAAAAACCAGTTATACCGAATTATCTTGGTGAGTGTATACTTAAGATAGCACGTAAATTATCTAATCGTCCTAACTTTATTAACTATAGTTATAAAGATGATATGATCCTTGACGGTATAGAAAACTGTATTCAATACTTTGATAACTTCAATCCAGAAAAATCAAAGAATCCATTTGCATATTTTACACAGATTATCTACTTCGCTTTCCTTCGTCGAATTGATAAAGAAAAGAAACAAGCATACATAAGAGGTAAGCTAGTTAGGGATAATACAATCGATTCTTTTGATGTACAAGATCACGATGCTGGTGAAGACTTTTCAAATATCTTTAAAGAGTTCATGCAAGATAATGGTACATTCGAACATGACTATGAAGATAAGAAGCGTAAGAAAAGACAGAAAAAAGAAACACATGTATCTTTAGACAATTTTACTGAGGGTGATGAATGAAAATAGCAATCCTAGGGGATACACATTTCGGAGTACGTGGTGATTCAATTAAGTTTCATGACTACTATCGTAAATTCTATGAGAATGAATTCTTTCCTTATTTAGAAAAGAATAACATTTCGTATATATTCCAATTAGGCGATTTGTTTGATCGTAGAAAATACATCAATTTTAACACCCTCGCGTTAGCAAAAGACTATTTTTTCAATCCAATTGCGTCCCGAGGGCTGCATTTTTACACTCTTTTAGGTAACCATGATATTTTCTGGAAAGAGTCACTCGAGGTGAATTCTACAGGCCTGGTTCTAGGTGAATATAATATTAATTTAATTGATGAACCAACAAAAATAGAAATAGAAAATACTTCGATTGATATGATACCATGGATATGTAAAGAGAACCAAAAAGAAGTTTTTGAATATATCGATCAATCTAAATCTGATTTGTGCTTTGGACATTTTGAGATTGCAGGATTCCCAATGTATAAGGGAATGGTCGGCCATCATGGGTTATCTCATGAAATGTTTTCAAAGTACGAAAGAGTCTTATCAGGTCATTATCATACAAGGTCCAAGCAAGAAAATATAGAGTATGTTGGCACGCCGTATGAAATGACTTGGCAAGACTATAATGATCCACGTGGATTTAGTGTGTTTGATACAGAAACAAGAGAATTAGAATTTATTCGTAATCCATATACAATACATGAAAAGATTACTTATGATGATAAGAATCATGACCCAATTGATTTATCTACAATCGATATAAAAGATAAGTATGTTAAACTTGCGGTTGTAAATAAGACTGATCTCTATAAGTTTGATCAATTTGTCAATGAGATGTATACGAAAGATGCTTATGAAATTAAAATCATTGAAGACTTCTCTGAGTTTAATGATGGAGAAATCTCAACTGATATTAATATTGAAGACACCATGTCTATCTTATCTAATTATGTAGATTCGGTAGAGACCGATGAAAACAAAGAAGAAATCAAATCT